GCATCAGCACCCCTAGTAGGAACTAACAACGTACCATGTACAGCGAGGTAAATAGAATATGACAAAAGCAAGAGATTTAGCAAACTTTAATCCAACAAATATTACAGATACTGGTACTGAAGGTACTAAAGTTGCTTTAGGTACTACAGCACAACGAGGTTCGACAGCAGGTCAGATTAGATTTAATTCTACAACTGGATTAGCAGAATATTATACTGGTACAGCATTTAAGGCTATTGATGCACCACCAACAGTTTCATCATTAGATACAACAGTTGTTAATAGAGAAGATGGTGGAAATCAAACATTAGTCATTACTGGCTCTGGTTTTAGTTCTGGTGCTACAGTAACTTTTGTTGGAAACACAGGCACAAATTTTAACGCATCGACTGTAACAGTAAATAGTGAAACACAAATTACAGCAGTTGCACCTAAAGCTAGTTTCATAGATGCACAAGAGCCTTATGGTGTAAAAGTCGCAAATATTTCTGGTTTAAGTAATACACTTGTAGAACAAATTAATGTAAATGTTTCACCAACTTGGTCAACAGCTAGTGGTACTATTGCAACAATTTTTGATACTGCATCAGGAACTCATGTAACACCAACTGCTACAGACGCAGATGGAGATGCTGTAACTTATGCTGTTCAATCTGGTTCTTTACCTGCAGGTACTTCTCTTAATGCTTCTACTGGTGCAATTAGTGGCGACCCAACAGATGTCGTTTCATCAACTACAAGCACATTCACTCTAAGAGCAACAGCAAATAATCAAACTGTAGATAGAAGCTTTAACATAATTGTTAATCCTTCTTATGATGGCTCGTCAAGTGCAAGAGCATCTGGTTCACCACAACAAATAGCAACAGTTATGGGAACAACACCTACTAATGGAGTTTATTACTTTCAAAACTCTGGGTATAATAGTGGTAATCCATTTCAAGCATACGCAGATTGGTCGGTCAATAGCAACACAGGATATATGATTTTAACACAAGATTTAATTAGTGGTGCAAATGTAACTAATTTTACAGATGTAGGAACAGATAGTGGTAGTGTTTCTGGAACAAGAGGTCATAATAGTAGTTTTAGAGAACAAACAAATAATATTTTATCTGGTTGGATTGGAGATACAAACAATACAGCTATAGTTGGACAATATCAAACTTCTACTGGAACATCTTTAGGAACAGCATCATATACACAATGGATTGTTTTAGATGTTTCACCATTAGTTTTTAGAAATATGTTTGACAACACACCAAGTGGTGGAGAATTTACTGGTACAATATCAGCAAGGTCAGCAGGTGGTACTGGAAGTTTTTACTGGTCTAAACATGGTCACTCAGAATATCCAAATCATTTACAGATGGGTAATTCAACAAGTAATACAGGTTGGAATGGAGATAACTATATGGAAATTAGACGAGCAGGTACAGACACCAATCATAGTTTCTTTGTAGCAGGAGATGGTAATGGTAGTTATTATGGTGGCTCACTTAATTACAATGGTAATTCTGCAAACAGAGTTGCATTTTTTGGTTTTGCACCAAGTAATATGAGAACATAATGGCTAGAAAAAAGATAACTCCAAAAGAGTATAGCGAAATCGCTACTGGAGTTAGACTTTCTAGCCATGAGAAACTTTGTGCTGAACGCATGAATAACATCTTGAAAACTTTAGAAGAAATGAAACGAGAAGTTAAGTCGTTAAGACAAGATGTTTCTATGGGTAAAGGTGGACTTAAAGTTATCCTAACTATAGGAACAATAATTGCTGGAATTATAGGATATTTTACCTTCGATGGCTAAGGTAGCAAAGAGTTACGTACCCCACGAAAGAAAACCCAAAAAGACAAGCATTGGTAAGAAAGCAAATTTATCAATGATGAATAAATCTAAAAGAAGACATCATAAAAAATGAAATTAGTTTTATTAATGATTATGTGTTCTGCTACTACCAATCAATGTATGCCACCTAAAGAAGTTGCAATACTAAACTCACATTATGATTGTATGATGAGAGGTTACAATGAAAGTGCAAGAATAACACAAACTTTAGATATTAAAGAAGTAAACGAACATAAAATTTATTTTACTTTTATGTGTAAACCAACAAATACAATGGAGAGTTAAATGGCAAGACGAGGATTATATGCAAACATTAACGCAAGAAAAAAAGCAGGTACATCTAGATCTAAATCTAAAAGTACAGTTTCTGCAAAATCTTACGCACGAATGAAAGCAGGTTTCCCTAAAAAGAAATATGCCTAATAGAAACTACAGAGAAGAATACAGAAAATTTCAAAGTTCTTCTAAATCAAAATTAGATCGAGCATCTAGAAACAGAGCTAGACGTAAATTAATGGCTTCTGGTGCGGTTTCTAAAGGAGACGGAAAAGATATTGATCATAGAGATAAAAATCCAAGAAACAACTCTAGATCAAATTTAAGAATAACATCTAAAAAATTAAACAGAGGTAAATATCGTGTGGCTTAGTGCAATCAAATTAGCAGTAAATGCAGGTACTCATATCTACAAAAAGAAACAAGAAACTAAGATGCGTATGGCAGACGCTCAAGCTAATCATGCAGAAAAAATGGCTAAAGGAGAATTAGAATATTCTGGTAAACTTTTAGAAGCTAGACAATCAGACTGGAAAGACGAGGCGGTCTTAATAATTTTAACTTTGCCAATTTTAGTAATTGCTTGGGGAGTTTTCAGTGATGATCCAAATGCTTCTGCAAAAATAAAAGAGTTCTTTGAACAATTTCAACAACTACCAAGTTGGTTTACAAATTTATGGATTCTTGTTGTTGCAAGTATCTATGGAATAAAAGGAACACAAATATTTAAAGGAGGAAAGAAATAATAATATGAAACAAATGATTAAATACAATTTAAAACATTTATGGTCAGAACATAAATTATTCGTAAGCGTTGTAGGAGTAGTATTACTTATTGCTATAATACTATGATTGATAAATTCTGTTATTGGTTTTTTGGTTGGTGGGACAAACAATGTCAAAAGGTAGAAGACCTTTGGACTTTTTCATTCCCAAAACCTAAGAAAAGAAAAAAAATCAAAAGTACAGAATGTCCATTATGCGGTAAAGACTTTGGGTGTGCGTGTGGAGATTAATTTATGCGTGATACTAAACTACTAGAATCTTTTAAAAAGAAAGTAGAAAAACAATTAAAAGAAATGAACATCTTTAAAAATTTAAAGAAAGAAGTTGAGCACGGTGCTAACGGTACTCAACAATATGTAATTAAAAAAGGTGTTAACAAGGGAAAGATTGCTAAATGAAAAAAAATCAATGGGTGTTACCTTTATTGGGAACTATCTTGTTAGGTTTATCTTCTTATGTCTTAATGACAATTGTAGAATTACAAGTTCATTTAGGAATGTTAACAGAAGAAATTATGTCAATAGATAAACAAATAGGAAGAATTTATAACCACATGGATAGATTAAGTAAATGACATTAAAAGCACATCAAAACCCAAGTGGTGGATTAAACGCAAGAGGTAGAGCTTACTTTAATCGTAAAGATGGTTCTAATTTAAAAGCTCCTACTAAAGATAAAAAATCTAAAAGACGTAAATCATTCTGTGCTCGTATGAGCGGAGTTCGTGGTCGTATGACTGATGAGAAAGGAAGACCAACAAGAAAAGCATTAGCTTTAAGAAAATGGGATTGTTAAATAATTATGAGTGAAAATAATACAACAGAGAAAAAACTAGGAGAATTGCATCAGCAATTAACCGAAAAATTACTAGAAAAAGTAAGGGATCCAGAGGTTAAATCTGCGGATCTAAATGTCGCTAGACAGTTCTTAAAGGATAACAACATAGATTGTATGCCTACCGAGAATAACTCTATGTCAAAACTAGCTGAGGAGCTACCATTTAAGCTCTCTGACGTTATACAAGGCAAAGACGACTTTAAACAATAAAGAGGAATCTCAGGCCATCTGTGGCTGATTAAAAGGTATAAAATGAAAGAAGTAACCCAAGATTTCAGGAATTTCCTGTATCTAGCTTGGAGACATTTGTCTCTGCCTAGTCCTACCCCCGTGCAATTTGATATAGCTGATTACTTACAAAATGCACCTAGAAGGGCTGTTATTCAAGCATTTAGAGGTATTGGTAAGTCATGGATATGTAGTGCCTTTGTATGTTGGAACTTGTTGAGAGATCCACAATTAAAGTTTCTTGTGGTATCAGCAAGTAAAACAAGAGCCGATGATTTCAGTACATTTACAAAAAGACTAATTACTGAGATGGACATACTAAAGCACCTTACACCTAGAGCAGACCAAAGGGGAAGTAATGTTTCCTTTGATGTGGCTCTAGCGAAAGCCGCTCATTCTCCGTCAGTTAAGTCTGTCGGTATCACAGGACAATTAACAGGTAGTAGAGCAAATTATATTATCTCTGATGACTGTGAAAGTTTAAATAATAGTTTAACCCAAACAATGAGAGATAAACTAACTGACAACGTAAAAGAGTTTGAAGCTGTCTTATCTCCACAGGGTAAAATCGTATTCTTAGGTACCCCACAATCAGATATGTCTGTGTATAATGATTTAGGTGCTAGAGGATATGAAACTAGAATATGGACTGCCCGTATGCCTGAGAGCTCTAAGATGGTTAGGTATGACGGAAGATTAGCACCTTATATTACTAAACAAAAACTAGATGAATATGAACCAATAGATCCTAAAAGATTTGATGATTTAGATTTAAAAGAACGTGAAGCTAGTTATGGTCGTTCTGGTTTTGCTTTACAGTTCATGTTAGATACTACTTTATCTGATAAAGAAAGATACCCTCTTAAGTTAAGTGATTTAGTAGTTATGGACATTAATAATGACATAGCACCCGTTAAGATTGCTTGGGCAGGAAGTCCTGAGTATGCTTGTGAAGACTTACCCTCAGTAGGTTTCACTGGGGACAAATACTACAAGCCTATGTTTAAGTCAGAAGACTTTGGAGAATACAAAGGATCTGTTATGGCCATTGACCCTGCGGGTCGTGGACAAGATGAATTGGGAGTTGCCATCGTAAAACAATTAGGTGGTAATCTATACGTGCAGAGTTGCATGGGGCTTAGTGGTGGGTACACAGAAAGTAATCTAACTAAGATTGCTACAATGGCAAGAGATGCTAAAGTTAATGTTATTATAGTTGAGAGTAACTTTGGTGACGGTATGTTTACTCAACTATTAAAACCTGTAGTCCAAAGGTATTATCCTTGTACTATAGAAGAAGTTAATCATACGAAACAAAAAGAATTAAGGATAATTGATACTTTGGAACCTGTGATGAACCAACATAGGTTGGTTGTAAGTCCACAGTTAATAAGACAAGACTTTGATACTAAGGATCCTAACTACCAATTATTCTACCAACTAACTAGATTAACTAAAGATAGAGGTTCATTAAGGAATGATGACAGACTAGATGTCTTATCTATTGCAGTAGCCTATTGGGTTGAACAGATGGCAGTAGACAGTGAGAGAGAAGTGGTGGAGCATAGAGATCATCTCTTGAAACAAGACCTAGAGAAGTTCCTAGATGGTACTCTAGGACGTAAACCAAGAGGCGACACTTGGATATAAGACAATCAGGGCTACAACTAATACTAGATAAACCCCTATAGTATATACTTATGTATACTTATAGTATTATATCTATAAGTATTATTAGTAGTATATACACTATTAGATAACACATATGTATATTCACTAGGTATACACAGTGGAGAAGTAGAACTAGATGTTGTAGTAGACAAGACTACCGCCATACTTTTGCAAGAAACCTTAAATAAGCTATATTTGGCGTAAGGTCTTAGCGACAGAGTTAGTCGCTGGCATATTTATAGTGTCGATGTCAATACTTTTGTTGCAAAAATATGAATGGGTATCTTGATTACATTAACTATCAAAAAACCCCCGTACAACCAAAGGTTGTACTCTAAGAAAAGTCGTCAAAAAGTGACAATTAGCAACAAGTCACACAAAGGATATAACATCTTATGTGTTTATTATTGGTATTGATTGTTTTTATTGGTGGTGGGTTGTCTTAGTGACAAGGCGTATCTGTTTTTTTTCGTTTAGTCGTTAAGCGGTCTTATGGTTTGGACAAATAAAACCGCTTAATGAAATAGCTACCTGTAATTATTTAAGTCGTTATGATTAATACAATGAGAATAAACAAAGTTATTACACCGCAATAAAATTGAATACTACTCATTATTATTATTATTACTTTCTAAGTTGATCGGTTGACTTTCAAAATTAAAACTCGTTTGGGGTGTGTATTCTCGGATATTAACCGCCCTAACTGATTTTAATCTTAACGGGGTCGCTAGTTTTAAAGTAGGTATATTATAAGAAATATTATTAAATCTTTTCTTATACCTTAACTCAAAACTCTCAATCGGTCTTAATGTTTTATCAATAGCTGACTTGGTAAATCTATTATTGAACTCATTAAGAATAGCATAATCGGAACGATTAACCGAAACCCATTTTAAATAGTCGTTAACATCTGTCGCTGAACTACAA